ATGTGGCTATCTGTCCTGCTTGCGCTCGCGAATATTGTCGTCCTCTTAGCTTTGTATTGATATCCATTAACGTCAAATAATCTCCTTCTTGTCTAGAGAAGTCATTAATAATCCGATCAACAGAAGCTCCTTCTTGATTCAGTACTTGAGCACTAGCTCTCGCTTGTAGTGATCTCCATTTGTATTGCTTTGCTGCCACGGCTTCTTGCATTGAAGCTTCTGCGTATTGCTGACTGATTGCTTCACTATCTCTGATATAAGAGGCTCCTGCTGCGGCTCTCGTTTCAGCAACGACCTCTGCCTGAGCAATTGATCTATTGAGTTCTACATTTCTCAGTGAATTAGTCCAAGCAAATTCACGGTTGTAATTAACAGTTTCTTTCCAGTAATCATGTTGTTTATTTGCGTCTGATATTCGTGCATTAAAACCTGCCTGCCATCCAGCAAATTTTGAATTGGCTTCTTGAAAGGCTTTCTGGTTTACATACTCTTGTTTCTTTGCGTTATATCCAGCGATACCTTGCAGTACACCAAGACCCGCTTGTGCTCCTCCAAGGATTAAACCTGCAGTGGTAATAGCAACCATTAGCTCCTCCTCCAGAAGTGGCAGAACATATCGTTCTCTGCACCAAAGGGTGCTGGTTCGTCAATTGTAAATCCAAGATGACGTAGCCAGTGCAAGGACGTTTTGTTCTCTGCCATGCACCAATTATGCAGGTAATCGCATCCATTAGCGACTAATTCTTTTAATGCAATTGTTGCCAGTCTGTGCATTTGTCTTCGATGACTTTTAGTCGCGGTCAAATTGTCTGTTCCAAGCATCCAAATAATCTGTTCATCTCCTAGGTGATTCACTCCCCATATCCCAACAGGGTTGCCGTCATCTCCTTCAAAACATCGGGAGAGCTGACTATGAACCCAGCTTTCCATACATGCTTCTTTTGCATCTTTGCCATGACTAGACATGACTTCTTTTGCATCCTGTTCTCTCAGGTTGTCAGCGATGAAGAGGAGTCTCTCTGCTGTTCCTTCTACTAGTTTCATTGAATACTTCTCGCCTTACTTGTAATTAAGCCAACCCATTCACACGTACTGAATTTACAGGGGTGAGCTGAATCGTTGTGAATTTCTATTACACAGTTTTCTCCTTTACTTGCAATCGGGACACGAAAGACACCTTCGTAATATCTCTTGTCATCAACATCCCAGCCAGAAGGTAACGCCGTTCCCAACATTGAATTGCGGACGTTAATTGTTGTTCTGTCATATTTATATACAGCAGTATCTCTTCTTTCTGCCATCACTTGTATTTCAAAATACCAAGTCTCATGGTATCTCAAGTTAGCATGTCTTACCTGTGTTCTCTCAGTGTTCGCAGCGGCTTTACCCCCTCCGATCTCTTTATATAGTTTGAATTTTGTGAATCTATATCTGAAGTTATATGGCTCACCAAAGAATATGTTTGAACTTGACCAGTCACCATCTGCAGTGATTGTGTTTCCACTAGTAATTGTTCCTAACAGCACACCACCATTGGCGCTGGTGTCATATCCCGACCATGCTTCTGTTTTGGTTGCGACGGTATAAGGAAGAGTCCAGGTTGTCTTTTTAGTTATCGCACTATATGTTCCTGCACTCACTCGAACGGTTGAGTGTTGCCCCTCATTTTTAGTAGTAACTCTCCTATCAAGCATGATGGGATAAGGGTCAGGAGTTACATCACTCAGCCTGTCTGACACTGCCATTTTCTCTAGCCATACGTCAGTCCCATATCTGACCAGGGCATAGAGAATCTCTTCTACACAGAGAACAGATAAGATCTCGTCTGCTCCTGTTAACTGCCAATAACTCCAACTACTCTGTGCCCTTTCTGCACCCTGCCCTGTATTCCTATAGAAATATTTGAAGACATAAATTCGGTCTTTATATCCTGTCTTGGATGAAAGGACAAACCAAGAGTTGCCAGTGTCGTTGCCAGTTAATTTGAATACATCGGAGGGGATAAAGCTGCTGACATATCCAGTGAGATCAGAGGCATCAGCAACCAAGGCAGTACCAGCACCTCGGACAGAGAACTCTCGGAACTGTGACCACTGTCCGTTTGCTTGACAAAATATGATCGTGCCAGCAACAGGAATTGGTCGGCAATCAGGATCTATTTCATACTGAGTTAACACCGTAATAACAGCACTAGCTGGTGTAAGTATCGTTTCCGCTGCGTTAAATCTAAATTGAATCTGGTCAGAAAAGATTATCAATTCATCCTGGTAAGGTATAGCATATCGCAGCACAGACACCTTGGTATTACTGGCTTGCAGGTCAATTGGATCTGAGTCCAACACCCCAGTAACTGTCTCAGGGAAGAACTGAAAGAACTCTCTCGCTCTACTTAAAATAATATTTTCATCAGCTAGGAAGCCAAGCCTATTCTTGTAGATAAATACATCTTGAATAGGGAATCCTATGAAGCTTGGGTCTTTTGCCGACTCCTCATTTCCTGCGGTTCTATTACCCCAGGCAGGAAGATCTATGCCTCCTACTGTACTTCCATCTGCAGGGCCAAAGTAAAAAGTGCCGTCTGCTTTTCTGACAAGAATATGAGGCATCTTGTCTTCATCAATAATATATTTATCTCCAGGTTTAACGGTTTCTTGCCACTGTCCTTCTCCGAATGTTCCTGCCCCTGTACGTGGAACAAATTCACAATGAAAGCCATCGAAGTTATTACCAGGATCACCTGCTATTTCTACTTGATAACCAGTTGGTGCGATTGTTGGTAGATCAGTAAATGCCTGGACGGTATTAGTAATAGCAGTGATATCAGCGTTTCCTCTAGCGTCTTCTGCTGATAATGTGATTGCGTTAGCCGAAGTTAAATGAAGGACACTTTTGTTCCTTGTGATAGTGACTCCTGAAACAGAAGACAAAGCAGTTTTTACTGACTCAGCTATTTCCGCTGTACTTATTCTATTCTCAGTTGTTGAACCACCGCTTACAACAACAGGTGCAACGGCTGTCTGAACTGTAGCGAGAGTTCCGTTGACATTTACCTTGTATGTTTGTCCATAGTTTGCCGCTTTAATCCATACCAATGCTTCATGATCAGCGGGTCTCGACGTAGCAGGAGCCGTATCACTCTTCATCGCTGGGATCTCTTTGGTATTAGAGATGAAGGTGTAATCAGCAATAGTCGCTGCTCTTATGTCTGCCTTCGCACTAACAACAGAGTTGAAATAGTTATAGGCGTTTGTTGCTGGTGTAACTGTCTTTTCATTTCCTGCTAAGTCGAAGACTTTAATAGCAGTTTTTCCTACAACAACTAAATATTGTTCGGCGGAATCTCTGAGGATCTGGTGAAAATAAACATCACCGAAATTACTGGTGCTAACTTTCCGTACTGCTTGAGTTGGCTCTCTTTTTCTTAGGCCCTCAGCAAGAGAGGACATTCCATTGATCTGAATCTCTCCTTGACTAGGTTCTCTGGATGCGTCTGGTTGCATCGAGATCCCTTGAATCAAGTTTGGGATTGTATAGCCAGCAAGATTAGCCACGGATATACCCCCTGTTTCTACCGAGAAGTCCTAGGCCTGGTGAAAAGGTGCTGAACGGGTTAAGACCAGGCCCATCAGTAAGGCTATTTGCGTCTGCTTGTTCTAGCTCAACTCTTTGCAATTCTGTTAAAGCATTTTGTTCGTCGAGTGCAGTGTATTTGAAAATGGAGTCATCACTTAAAACACGATCACTGAAGACCCTGGCTGATCTGATTGTTATCCAACGGTTAAAAGCTTCTGGACATTCATCCCAAGTAAGAAGCCAAGTCACATCAGCTTTCAAAGATGTGATGGTGCTATCTGTGATTGCGTAGGTTCTATTCTCTGTGTCATAAACCTTGTGCCCTCTCAACTGAAATCGACCTGCCCACTCGTAAGCATCAGGAGACCAACTAACAACATTCGTTGGGACTTCTATTTCGTTTGAAGCATTCTTTGTGAATGGATAAAGATCTTCTTGATTCCAACTCCATCCCCTGATTTGTCCCTCTTTATGAAATTCAAGGATGGTTGATTCAGCCATCATGGCCTCAACCAATTGTTGATTTTCTAAAGTGTTGACAGGTTGTTCGCCAATATTCTGAAGACAGATATTTACTGCCTCAAGAAGAGTTGTTTTCCCTGGCGTTTTGCTTTGATTGGCATAGCCCATAGGTGAGCTGTATGTATATATAGATCCATGTTATCGGTTAATACAAAAAAGCCCCCATCTTTTGACGGGGGACTTTAATGCAAACCCACTTTTATGGGATGGAGATCTTACCAGCACACTCAGCTCTTAGTACGTTCATACCAATAGCCATACG